TTACAAGTAATACACAAGCACAGCTTACTGCTGTTGAACACATTAAAACTGGTGGTGAATCTACTCAAGAAATTAATGAATTTTTAGGCACTAACATTATTGTTGGAACTGAAAGAGCTTTAAAACAAGCACAGTCATTTCCAGAAGGTTCAACACAAACAGCCTTAATGTATAAACAACTTGGAGATAAACTTGGTATTCCTGGACATATATTACAAGCAAAACAATTAGAAGCTGCTGCAAAATTAAAACAAGCAGATCTTCCTATTAAATCAGCCATTACTTTAGCTTATGAAAAAATGTCTGATAAAGAAAAGAAATTACTTAATAAAGTCACACCCGCAAGACTAGCTCGAATGAAGTTTGAAGCTTTTATGAATACACCTGAAGGTGGTGAAGAAGGAGCTATTACTTATGATGAGATGTTAGCTCTACATCCAAGTGTACAAAAATTACGTAAAGAAACAGAAGAACTAAATCAACAAGCTACGGCTACAAAAGATACTCAACTAAAACCAAAGAAAGGAGATTGGAAGCCATTACCTAAAGGCACATATGTCCAATTTGATGGTAAAGAATGGAGACAAGTAGGTTTTACCTTTGGTGGACAAGCTTATCAAGGAGATGTAGATGAGTATATAGACAAAGATTTAGTAAAAAGACAATTTTAAAATTACTAAGGTAAATTATGAGTTCTGATTATCAGATTGATATTGACACTCAGGCTCTGGATGATGCACAGCTTGAGTTAGAAACACGTTTAGAAGAAGAAGAACAACAAAATATTCTTCGTCAACAACAAGAAGAAGAACTTCAACTACAACAGGAACAAGTTCAAGCTGAAGTTAATGATCCTCGAAACAAAGAAGGTGGAGGAGGTTTTAGAGGAGCTGCTAAAGAAGTTCAAGCTGCACTCGGTGGAGGTATTCAAGATACAGCTTCTTCTTTAATAACGCTACCTGAAAGAGCCATTGATATGTTCAGTGGTGAGATGGTAGAAGAACAGCAAACTGACGAAGGTTACAACGCTGAGTGGGATGATTGGTTTGTTGATGAAGCAAATCCAATAGAAACTAAAACATGGTGGGGAGGTGCTCTACGGAGTCTTGTTCACTTTGGTACGATGGCTGCTGCTATTATTCCAGCTGCTAAGGCTGCTGGTTTGACAGCTGCAACTACTGCATTAGGTAGTTTAGGAAGAGGTGCTGTTATTGGTGCAGCTTCCGATTTAACTTCTAAATACTCACAAGAAGATAATGGTCTAGCTATTTTGCGAGATCGTTATAACTTTATTGATACTCCAATATCTACACAAGAATATGATCACCCTGCAATGAAGACATTAAAGAATGTCGTGGAGGGTATGGGAATAGGTGTGGTATTTGATGGGCTAGGAATGGCTTTGGGTAAAGGTATTAAAAAAATAAGAAAAGGAAAAGGCGGTAAAGAAATAATAGAAGATGGTACACAAGATGCTGTTCAAAGAGCTATAGCAAGAGAGCAAAATGTCGAAGCACAGATAGGTGAAAAAGCTGTATTACAAGCTCAGACAATGAGAGGACAATATGGTGCATATAAAAACAAACCTATATCTGATCCTTGGCAAGCAGCTCCTAACTCTACTGGTAAACCAGCTGATGTCTTTTACCAAAAGCAGAGAATAGATTTTGATTACGGTTCCAAGCATGGTTCAACTGATAGTCCATTTACACAACGTCAGATAGAAAACATGTCTGAAAGTGCAGAGATTGCAGAAAGTGAAATGGAAAATCTGCTTAAACCATTTATGTCAGATGATCGAATAAAAGCAGAAATAGCTGGTTTAAAAAGTGGTGAAACATTATCAGGAAAATTCTATGACTCTATTAGAAAAGCACATGAAGTACTTGCTGGTAGAGAACGACTAGAAGATATAAACCCAGATATGTTTGCATCGTTTGATGCCAGAATGGATACTATACAAGGTGTAAAAGTTTGGCAAACAACTGATCGTTTGGCTGCTGATTTTGTAGTAGGAGCATTAGTAAGAAGAGCTAGAGATGCTGGACTTGCTGGTAGAGAACTATTTGATATTGCTGATTTAACAGATATAGACGGACCAGCTAAAAACTTACATGACACTCTTTTAGCTGCTGTAGTTCAAAGTAAAAGGTCATCATATATGGCTGGATTAAATTTAAAAAATCTTGATGTTCGTAATCCAATAAGTAAAAGGAATGTTAGAGAAGCAGTTCAGCAAGAGTTAGATAATACAAGAGCTGCATATGAAATTGCTTTTAAATATGCTGGAGAGAATCCAGACGATAGTTTATTTAGAGCATATTATGAAGCAGTCTCAATGAGTGATGAGATTCATAATTTTACTGATTTTGATAACTGGATAAAGAAAACACTAAAAGGTGGGTACTTTAACGGTCAGAAAAAAGCTGGTGTTCTTACTAAAGAACTACAAGGAGTAATGATAAACAGTGTACTTAGTGGTCCTAAAACTCCAGCAAGAGCAATTATGGGTACAGGTACTGCTACATTCTTAAGACCTTTTTCTCAAGTATTAGGTGCAACCTTGAGTGGAGATAAAGCAACTCAAAGAGCTTCTTTAGCTTCAATGAACTCTATGATTCAAATGATTCCAGAAGCATGGACATTATTTAAAACTAAACTTAATTCTTACTGGTCAGGAGATGTCTCAAGTATAAAAACTAGATACTCTGATTATTCTAAACAACAAGAAACTTGGGAAGTTTTAGGTGACTGGATAGAAAATAGTGGTGAAGCAAGCTTAGGAGATAAGGGTGCTTACTACACAGCGAATATGGCTAGATGGATGAATAATAATTCCTTCTTTACCTACTCCACAAAAATTATGCAAGCAACTGATGAAACGTTTGCTTACATATTAGGTAGATCTAGGGCTAGAGAAAAAGCAATGCGACTAGCAATGGATCAATTAAATCAAGGAAATATTACTGAAATTACTCCTGATTTACTTAAGAATGCTGAGGATAGATTTTATTCAACCATTGTGGATGCTGATGGTAATATCACTGATAAAGCAACATTATTTGCTAGAGGAGAAGTTACTCTTACAACAGAACTAGAAGGATTTTCTAAGAATTTACAAAATACATTTGAGAAAGCTCCTTGGGCTAAACCCTTTTTCTTGTTTGCAAGAACAGGTATTAATGGTCTAACTCTTACTGCTAAACATACTCCAATAGTAAATTTAGCTGTTAAAGAATTTAATGACATACGTTTTGCTACTCCTGATAATTTAGGTGCAGTATCTAAATATGGAATTGAAACTGCTGAAGATTTAGCTAACGCCAAAGCATTACAACTAGGTAGGTTAGCTATTGGAGGTTCATTAATATCTATGGCTGGTATTCATTTTATGAATGGTGGTCTTACTGGTAATGGACCAACTGATAGAAAGAAAAGGCAAACATGGATAGATGCTGGTTACAAACCTAGAACTATTTCTGTAGGTGGTGTTCAAGTTAGTTATGACTCTTTTGAACCATTTAACTTAATACTTTCTACTGTTGCTGATATTGGAGATCATAGTCAGCTAATGGGTGAAGAATGGACAGAAGATAATTTTCAAAAGATGGCTGTAGTACTTATGCAAGCTGTTTCAGGTAAATCTTATTTAGCTGGTATGCAGCAATTTGTAGATTTATTTGCTGGAAAACCAGGAAGTTGGGAATCAATTATTGGTAACTTGGCTAACAATACAATGCCTATGTCTTCGTTAAGGAATGAATTAGGTAAGCTTATAAATCCTGGAATGAAGGAATTGAACTCTGGAATATTGCAATCTATTAGAAACAGAAACCAATGGGCAGAAGGTGCAGATCCTGAAGGTGGATTACCAACTAAATATGACATGTTAAATGGTAAGCCTATTAAAGATTGGGATTTCCCGACTCGTATGTTTAATATGTTCAGTCCTTTCAGTATTAATCTTGATCAATCTGATGGAAGAAAACTTTTATTTGAAAGTGGCTATGACATGAGAATGTCAACCTATTCTTCTCCTGATGGTATAGATCTAAGTAAATCACCTCGTTTAAGATCTATGTATCAAAAAGCTATTGGTGTTCAAAATTTAGAAGCTCAATTAGAAAAATTATCAAGAGATCCAAAAATACTATCTTCTATTCAACAAATGAATATTGATAGAAATTCTGGTAAACGTGAGATGGACCCTATGACTGCATATGTCCACAACAAAGTTATTGCTCGTCTATTTAATAACGCTCGTGCAAAAGCATGGGCACAGATTAAGAATGACCCTGAAGCACAATTACTATATGCAGAAGATAAAAGATTAAATGTACAAAATATCAAAAGTTATAACCGAACAAGTAATTATATGAACCCAAGAGTAGAAACCAATCCATCCGATTTACTTCTGCCCTACAGATAAACAATCCACTCGCCACAACACAACTAAATAACAAATCGTTTGTAAAAAACAAATGGCGACAACTGAACATTTTAGAGACGGAGGAAATACAACCCTACCGTTTACTTTTCCAATCCTTGCAAATAGCGATTTAAAAGTAGAAATTTATAACGCTACATCAGGATTATGGGAACTCAAAACTGAAAACACAAGTGGTCAAACAAATAATGACTACACAATATCAAACACAAAGGTAGTATTTAACAGTGCTACTCCATCTGGTACAGGTAATGTACATATATATAGAAATACAAATGTAGATAATCCAGCAGCTGTTTATGCTGCCGGTTCTTCTATACGTGCGGTTGATTTAAATGATA